CGCATCCGTGTGGGTGTAAAGCAGAAGGGTGTGAGGATAATTGTGTAAACGAGTTTGGTGAATGTACCGAGAGTTGTGTTCAGGCAGAAGGTGATGACTGCGATTACGACACTAATGGTGTGGTGGGTAGTAGTTGTGGTTTCTTAAATTCGTTCTCGTTTGGTAGTGGTGCCTACTGTGAGACGAATGGTAATTGGTGCGACGGATGCTGGGTTTGTGCCTACGGAGGTTCTGGTTTTGCTGGTGACGAGCAACAATATCCTGAACAACGAAACTTCAACGTCGCCGGAAATAACGAACCACAACCACCACAGATACCAAGCGGAGGAGAGTCTGGTTGTGGTACAATAATTCTTGCAGACGGAACTTGCTGGTCTTGTTGTTCGGACTCAGACTATACAGGAAGTCCTGATGGATGCTGTTGTGTCAACGGAGAATCCACTGTACAGAATGAAGATACATGTACGGGTAATGGTGGATACTTCTATCTTGTTGAAGACACTAATGAGTGTAGTGATGTTGACTTCTGTAAAGGTGCGTGCTGTAAAGATAATATCATTGATGCTGAAGTTACGTTCTGCTGCACCCCCGCTGCCGATGATCAGTCATCGTCATCACAAGGTGGTGTATTTAGTTGTACAGATCTCGGTAACATCGGAGATAACATTACTTCGTGGACGATTGCAATAGATGGAACTGAGCAAGAGGCTGGAACTTGCGATAACGATAAAGAAATACAATGGTGCTACTACAATCCCGACAATGGTCAATATGCTAGTACACTACAAACGCCTGATTATTGTTTGGATAATCCAGACGACTGTCCGTGGATCAATGGTAATTCAGAACTAATATGGTCACAGTCTATTGATGTTTGCGGTGATGTAACTACTGATCCGAATATAGAAAGTTGTTGCTACTGCGGTAATAGTCCTGCACCGACCGCAGATGAATATTACAGATACAGTGACTGTCCGGGATTTGACAGAATAGAATGTGTAAACGAACAAGTAGACGAAGACTGTATTGGTGGTATCTTCAATAGGGACGAGGTATGTGAAGACTTTAGATGTGGTGATCCATTCCCAGAAGATGTCCCCGGTTCTTGTTGCTCAGGACCATTAACGGATCCTCCGTTCCAGTGTTACATTACAAACAATCAGATTGACTGTGAAGGAACAGCGGGAAGCGAAACTGGAAACAAATGGGGTGGCCAGGGAACCAACTGCTGTGTAGAAACATGCTCCCATACTGGACCAGACGGAAACTGCTGTGGTACGTCTGACGAGGAAAACAGGAAGTGTGGTGAAGGATTTGCGGATAATGTTCCATGTTGTTATAATGATGGCACATGTGCAGAAGTTACTCGTGAGGATTGTCTATTAGATTCAGAGGGATCAGTTTCGGGAAGAGAGGGTGAATTATGTAATGACACTGACTGTGATAGTTCGGATAATTGTGAAGCAGAACCAGATCCTCAATGCATTTTCATAAAACCAGATGGAACGGAACTGTGTGTCCCACGATGTAGTGTTTATAATACCGACAATGCAGAAGACTGGAACGATTTTACCTTAAGATATGATGCAATTGACGCTAAGTATAAAGTTGGCGGAGAACAGCCAGGATGGTTTTGTCCTATAGGATGCAAAGGTACAGAGTGTCCTGAAGGCACTGGAAGTGAGATATATCCTGTATGTCCATGCACAGAATTACGAACAGTAAATGATGGATGTGCTTTGACTGGGGAGTGTGAACCAAAAGACTATAAATGTCCATCTATAACATGTAGTGATACGGATGATGATGAAATAAACGAATTTTGCGGTGAGTTCTGTCCGTGTGGAACAACCGACGATGTGGATGGTAACCCCTACTGTACACCACGATGTGGTGATGCTTCATGTCCACCCTGCATACCCGACGAAAGTGGTCAACTAAGATGTATGCCTAAGAATCCGTTTGATAAACTGGAAGTCGGGGCTGCATGTACGTGGCAATGTACTTTAGGACAAAATGAGTATTGTCCCTGTATATCACCGGGTCCGACTGGTACATCTTGTGGTCCTGCGTATGCCGATGCCAGTACCGGGAGAATCGCCTGTCCAGATCCGGGATGTCCTACCACTGGCGATGATACGGACGGGTCCCCACCACCATCGCTCAAGTGGGGTGGAGAAAGTACATGCATCAACTGCATTGAACTACACGACATGGGTGCGTGTTGTGAACAAGATGTAGACGAAGGACAGTACAGTAGACAAAATCTCATAGGCGAAGAAACAATGTCGTGCAGTTGTTGTATGGATCTTCCCATAACCGATTGCTGTACTTGGTGGTCAGATGAAATTGAAGGATGTGTCCCACCAACAGACGATCTACCAGAGAACCACCCAGTTGGATATTGTCCGCACTGTGCTGCTGGTTGTGAAGATACCGAGTTCTGTAATTCTGATGACTTCTGTAAAATCGATACCGAAGTATCAACAGACGAATACAATTCATGCAGTCACTATTGTCACAGCATAGGAGGAAGATTCTACGGTGATGAATTCTCAACAGACTGTTCTTCATGTGGAAACTGGCAACTAAGACCAGACACAGACGGAGGATGGTGCTGCTATCGAAATGAAGTAACACTACAAAACGAGTGCAGGAAAGTAAACTCACCATATGAGTGTGAATGTACAGTACAGAATGGTGGATTTGGTGGTGTGTTCCATAAAACACAAGACGAATGTATTAAAAAATGCCGTCAAGATTCTCTCAGAGGTTCATGCTGCACGCTTACAGACTGTCGAGATGATGTAGATATAACTGATTGTATTGGTTCGTGGAAACTAAACACACCATGCTATTATAGAGATTGTGATATCACACAAAGAAACTTTATTAATACATGCACCGTTGATACTACTTACAGAACTGCTGCTGAATGTGATAAATCAGTTAATCCCAATCTAACTTTCAAATACGGACAAGCAATAGAAATTTATGATGTAGCAGATGGGGGAGACACTCCCAACTCAAGCAACAACACGGCACCTATTGTTCCTCATGGTTGTGTTAATGGTATCTGTACGCCTATGTGCTGTGAATCTGGTTCTGGTGGAGGTTGTGATTATGACTCAGATTGTGGTGGTGGAACTGGAGTGTGTTGCAACGGAGTATGTAGATCTTCCTGTGAAGGTGAATCGTGTTCTTCTAGTGATCAGTGTGGTGGGTTAGAATGTTGTAATGGCGTATGTCAAGAAAACTGCGATGGATCAGGATGTAATAGAGACGGTGACTGCGGATTTGGGTGTTGCGTTAATGGAAAATGTGAATCTAAAGGAAACTGCGATGGATCTGAATGTAGATCTAATAACGAATGTGCTGGATCTCTACTTTGCTGTGAAGGAACCTGTCAAAGTAATTGTTGCGAGAATGTAGAATGTAGTTCTGATGAACCATACACATGTGGACGATGTACAGATCTGCCATGTGTGAACGGACAATGCCTTGATATAGGAGCATGTTGTAGTTGTGCAGTAACGGATGGTGTTTCGTGTGCAGAAACTACAAGTGAAGAGTGTGAATCAAGAGAAGGACTATGGTGGGCAGGAAAACTATGTACCGATACAGTTTATGAAAACTTTGGAAGAACAATACAAGAATATTGTATCGAAGAAGATCCTGAACGTCTTGGACTTGGTGATTGTAGTCCCCCCGGAGGATGTCCGTGTCAATCATATATTCCAGGCACTACTGCATGTGCTGACTGTTACTGTTGTATAGAATGTGGTACTGATGGAATATGTCCGGATCCAGATCGTGGGTTTGGGGCAGGGTGTGGCCAGGATGGTAGCGGAGCATGTTGCATTCCATGTACATATGACTGGTGGGGTGATACTCCACCTGATGGTGTTGAACGATGTGGAAATGCATTCATAGCGTGTGCAAATGCAGGTGGTACAATATTAGGAGGAGAATGTGGTGGTGTATGTGAAAACGGTGATGACTCTTGTTGTAATATAATAGCACCAGAGGCGGGATGTCCAACTACCCAGTGTACTGGTTCAACTGATTGCGAGGACGATACTTACTGTCCCAGTTCATGTCCCCAGTGTCTAGATACTGGGTGTTGTGGTAATTGTAATGCGAATGATAATTGCAATTGCAGTGGTACTTGCGATGGCGGATGATACATACATAGGTAAGAAATATAAGGAAATTATATGCCAGTAATCGGAAGTAGTTCAGTTGCATCTGTCGCAACAATAGCAGGACCACAAGGACCAACAGGAAACACAGGACCTGTTGGACCCAGCGGTCCTCTAGGTCCAGTTGGACCCACCGGATCCACGGGTGCAACGGGTACTTATGTTGAATCCAGTCGAACTTCTGGTAAAAACCTAATCCTTACTCTCTCAGATGGTACAGAGATATCACTCGAAGGACTGTCCGGTGTTACTGGAGACATATCTTCCACTTCACCACCAAGGGGAGTTACCATTGCTGAGGTTGCTGATGCGTTCAGTCCGTTTAAAGAAGTAATAGGAAACACCTTCTGGTTCCGAGGACTTTCCGCTGAAGGTTCACTTAGCGTTTATGAAACTGATTATAGTGTTGGAATTAGTGGAGCAGTTCTTCCATTAGCAGCAACCGCCGAAGGTAATCTTAGATACCAGAACACGCTTGCATACTTAGAATCTGCAAATCGAATTACTGCTACTGCTGATGGTGTTACTTATGGATCTCCCTCTAGTATCTCACCAAAGAGAGCAACATTCATAGGAAACAACTACGATCCAGAAGAACGAATTGCTATACTAGGACCCATCGAACGAGACACCTTTGTAGTTGGTATCACAGGGGGTCCCTACGTCCCTGGTCTCCCTTCTGCGGGACAGGGAACAGGAATCCAACTGGAAGTCCGTTATGGAACAGTATTCGATATACAGACTCCTATAGGGATTGCAGGTATCACTGGAGAGTTCAGTAAGAACACCGGAGGTCCGGATCTAACATCATTCACCATGATTCTTAGAGGAAATGATGTATGGGACTGGCCTGAAAATGTTATACTACCAGACGATGATCAGTTCGTATCTTGCGGTACTGACATCTTAAACTTTACTACCATTGATGGTGGTGCAAACTGGTTTACAACAATAGCAGCCAAAGGATACGAAACAGATTCGTGCGAAACCGTTCTTCCCAGTGGATCGTGTTGTTATCTTGATGAATACGGACTAAACAAATGTGAAGATTTTGTTACCAAAGAATACTGTGACACAAAGGACTACATTAAATACTCTCAGATAGAATCATGTGCAAATAACTGCGGTGTGGATCAGTCGAGTGGTGTTTGTTGTAGTGAGGGTGGTAATTGGTATGGCGGAGAAAAGGCAGTATGTCTAGAAGATGTTGGATCCAACGAATGTGATTATTACAACGGAACATTCTGGACACATTACTTTTATACTATGAACACATACGGACAAATGATTCCTCTCTCGGATCTTGGAATACCACCAACACCACTTTCGGGAACATGTCCACAAGGACCAGAAACAAACATTGAAGAAGAAAACGACTGGACTCTATGTGTCGATCCATGTAGTAATGTAGACTACGCTTGCTGTAAAAATGGAAAATGTATCGGCGACTCTGTTGGTTCACCTCCTTGGGAAAATGACGAAGCAGAAGGTCCGTTCAATATTCCCGGAGGATTACCTCCTATCAGTCCTCTTGTCTGCCGATATGTTTTTGGAGGAACTCCAGTCCTCGGTAGATGTGGAGAAATTGGTGTAGATTGTTGCGATCAGATAATCTACCTCGGTGCATGTTGCAATACTTATACAGACGGTAGCACCTGCAAAGATGATCAGACACATAAAGATTGTCTCAATGAAGGTGGTGTCTTCATGGGTGCCGGATCACAATGTTCTGAAGTTGCGTGTTGTACTACTAACCCAGATGATATTCCGGACGGTGGAGACGACGGTGGAGACGACGATGGAGGCGGTGGTGGAGGAAGTCCACCAGCAGGTCCACCGCCAGCAGGAGGCGGTGGATTTACCAGACAACGATCAAGTTCACCTCCACCTCCCCGAAGCGGAGGAATGAGTAGAAGTAGTGGTATGTCAAGTTCACCCCCAAGTTCACCTCCTAGCGGTGGCGGCGGATATTCTTACTAGAGGAAATGATAAATGAGTATTCAATTTAGATCAAGAATAAGAACTGTTGCTGACTATGGTGCATTTGGATTAAGTGACCTCGGTGTGTGTTGCAGTCCAACCGAAGACGCAGAACCAACATGTAAAACATATCAATCATGTATGGAAATAAATGGTTGGTGGAGAGGTCTTCCAGAAGAAGAATCATGCACTTCAGATGAAATACTAGAAGGGTGGACATGTCCTGATTTATCATCTGAAGGATGTTGTTGTAACTGTAGTCTTCTGAACAATGACTTTGAAGGATTCTATACTGCGTATAACAATGCAGAAAGCGACACGGGTGTCGGTGCCAATGTACCGAACGGTACGAAAGACATGACATATTGTGAATGTATGGACATTGGTGGAAATTGGACCCAAGAAACCTGTGGTAGTGGTATTAATTATGCTCAGTTATGTCAGGAAGACGCTGCGACTGATATTAGATTCCCAAGTGCTTGCTGTGTAGACGGCAGTTGTATTGATGTATGCACACCACAGGATTGTGTTAATCTAGGTGATGGTAATAACATCTTATACGAAAATAAAGTATGTAGTTCAGGACCGGTTAACATTGATCAGGATGATTACTCATGTGACTTCCCAAATGTAGACCAGTGTTTTGGGTTTCCCGGTTGTGGTAGTGGATTTAACCGCTCTGCTGGTTCTGGTGCTGCACAAAGACACAGTGAAATTAGAACTGAAAAAACTCCAAGCGGAGATAATATGGTGATCGTGTCTACATCTCCAACCGATGAAATGTATCGCAAGGCACTCCAGTCAGGTGACATAAAGGCAGCATGTGTAGAACCTGTGGGTGTCAACTACACATGCACACAGAAAACAAAGGCAACTTGTAGAGGTGCATGGATGGGACTCAACCAAGACAGCACTCCTGTTGCTTGTACAGATTCATCAACACTGGAAGTTATCGAAAATATTAATAAAGATTATATTCCATCAAGCACAGCGAACGGATGGAATCTAGGACAGCAAGTATTCGGTAAGGGATATGATGGTAGATTCTTTGGTATCTTCAATCCTGCATCAATAAAAGAAGGAAACGGTAGTCAGTGTTACGGCAAATCGGTGGGTGTTGGATTACCGGATCATTACAACGCAGATGCACTAAACCAGCAAGTTGGTATAGCACCCGGTAATAGACAAGAGTCACATAAAAAATATGCCATCATTGTAGACAATAAAGACTGGAAATATAATTTAAAGTTTGGTAATACAAACGGCAAATTTAGTTCGAGATGGGATACTATTACAAATAAAAAGATACACAAGAATGTGGATCTTGTATCGAGTGCGAACGAGGATCGAAAAGGATGGTTCATTCCTTCCCAAGATGTTTTATCTTTTATTGTTAACCAGTTAAATAATTCTACGTTAAAAACCAATCTAAAGATCGATACATATAACCAATGGCATCACTTTAAATTAGATAGATATTACTGGACTAGCACAGTTTCAGATGACGGTGTTTATGCTCAGAAAGTAAACTCTATATTGCCTGGTCGTGAAGATGTTAAAATATGCAACTACAATTCAAAACACTTTACTCGCCTAGTATATTTGAAAGAAATTAAGTAAAACTACTTGACCTGTTGTCTACATTATTGTATATTTAAAGAAACCCTTGGAGAAACCAAATGAGCGAAGAATCGAAATTTAGAAAAGTATCTATCGATCCAAACCAAAGAGGTATTAAGAAGAAACTCAGCATGGTGCAGAGTTTTGCTTCTGCCTTGGCATCGAGAAACGTAACTAACAAGAAAATCAATACTGCTGTTAAACAACTCAGAGTTCTCAGTTGTTTTGGTGATGGGAAAGAATTACCCCCATGTGAGTATCTGGAAGACAGTAAAACAGGCAAAGGTAAAAATTTCTGTGGTGCTTGCGGGTGCGGGGACAGAAAGATGACTTGGCTTATTTCTGAAGCAGATGAATACAGTAAACTAGACTACCCAAAAGTCAGTTGTCCTCTCAACATGCCTGGATTTTCCAATTACATTATGAGTACACCAGACGAATCTGAAAGTCCAATTACTCGCAAATATTATATCGAAAATATCGATTATAAAGAAGTCCAGAAAGTTGCTGTTAAGATTGGTGTGGAACCACCAAAGGAAGAAGACAAACAGGAACTTAATGAAACTCCAGAAGAAGAGTAATAAATAGCCATTACTTTTTAGTACTCCTGTTGTCTTTTATACATAATAGAAGACAACAGGAGTATTTCTTATGGCACATCCAAAAAGTAGAGATGAACTTATAGACTACGCCCTAAGGGCGCTAGGTTCCCCCGTCGTAGATATTAATGTAGACAGAGATCAGTGTGAAGATCGATTAGATGAAGCACTTGAACTGTTTGCAGAACGACACTTCGACGGTGCTGAAAGAGCATATTTTAAATATCAAGTAACACAAGACGATATTGATAACCAATATATAGACACTAATTCATTAGGACCTGTTAACGGAGTAACTGGCGATGCTCCTACTGGGGAAGACATTCTCAGTGTAGTTAAGGTGTTTCAGTTTGGACAGTTTGCAAACATCAATATGTTTGATGTAAGATACCAAATGGCTCTCAGTGATTACTTTGGAATTAACAGAGGACTTGGATATAACAGTTCAATGGGACTCTCTAGTTACGATTCAACAAAAAGATATATTAGTTTAATTGAGGATCTGTTTCAACCAGAGAAAATGATCCGGTTTAATAAAGTAAGCGACAAATTGCATCTTGATATGAAGTGGAGTCAGGATCTAAAGGTAGGAAATTATCTAGTGATCGAGGCATACGTCGCTCTACCTTCAGGTACATTCAGTCAAGTGTTTAATGATATCTGGCTAAAGAAATATACAATTGCACTGATAAAGAAACAATGGGGATCGAACATGTCCAAGTTCGAGGGTGTTCAGTTACCAGGCGGTGTTTCGCTCCGAGGTGTTGACATCTATAACGAAGCAAACGAAGAGATACAACGACTAGAGGAAGAACTAACAAACACATACGAACTTCCCATAGATTTCACGACAGGATAATTTAAATGGCGAGAAATCCTTACTTCAAAGACCATTCAGGCGAACAAAACATCGTCGAAGATCTTACCGTCGAAATGATCAAGACGATGGGAAGAGATATGGTTTATATCCCAAGAACACTCGTTGATGTTGATACCATCTTCGGTGAGGATGATATTTCTAAATTTGATGATGGTTATCAAGTAGAGATGTATATCCAATCTGTTGATGGTTTCGAAGGCGAGGGGGATGTCCTTGCAAAGTACGGATTACAGATTAAGGATAGAGTCGAACTAGTACTTGCAAGAAAGCGGTTTGATCAAGCAATAGGTCAGTATGAAAACACAACACGACCAAAAGAAGGGGACTTGATTTATTTTCCCCTGAGTAATACTCTATTCGAGATCAACTTTGTAGAACACGAAAACCCATTCTACCAGTTGGGTAAACTATACACATATAGATTATCGTGTGAGGTGTTCACTTACAGCGGAGAAGAAATCGACACAGGATTTACTGACGTTGATAAGGTCGAATCGGATAGAAAGAAATTTGCAATTGAACTTGGTTTAGGAACTCAAATAAGTGGCGTTACCGAAACAAACTACTTCGAGGGAGAAACTGTATATCAGGTACTCGGAGAGTCTGGTTCTTCTGCATTGCTTGGTAATGCAACAGGAACTGCTGTTGTTACAGACTGGGATTCTAGTACATCGAAACTTACAGTCACCAATATCGTTGGTACTATCTCTACTGCAACTGATGAAACTGTTAAAGGTGCCGTGTCTGGTGCAGAATATGAAGTAAATAGTAACACCACTACGACACTGATTATACCACAAGAACCACAAGACAGTTCTCCTGTTGGTGATAATGAAGACTTAGAACTAACAAGAGATCAGGACGATATCTTCGACTTTACAGAAACAGATCCGTTTAGTGAGGGAGATTATTAATGTTTACTCAATTCTACAACGAATCTATTAGAAGACTTGTTATTGGTTTTGGTTCTTTGTTCAATGATATACGAGTTGTTCGTAAAAACGCTGATGGTACTACTAAAGAAACTATCAGAGTTCCTGTTTCATACGGACCTAAAGAAAAGTTTATAAGAAGAATTCAAGAGACAAGCAGTATATCAAGTGACTCAAAAGTAATAAGTCTCCCTCAAATGGGTTTTGATATTACTGGGTTTTCGTATGATCCTACTAGAAAAACAAATAAACTAAGAAAAACTAAAGCAACTAGTGTTGATGGGTTGTCACAATCATACAATTACAATGAAGTTCCATATAATGTTTCTTTTGGTCTTTATGCTTTTTCTAGAAACCACGACGACAACCTTCAGATCATAGAACAAATACTTCCATACTTTACACCTGAGTTTATAGTTACACTTAAAGTAAATGACATAAACTCCAAAGTAGATGTTCCTATTGTATTGAATGGGGTTTCTACGGAAGAAGATTATGAGGGGGATTTTGATACAAGAAGAAACATAACATCTTCTTTAGAATTTACTGCTAAGACATACGTCTATGGTCCTCCGAAGACAAGCAAGATTATTCTTACTTCTGAGGTAGACATATTCGGACAACATGCTGCGTTCAATGATCCAGTTACTGGTAATCATGATGTTAGAATTGGAATAACTGGTGGATTTACCGGAGACGGATACACCGCAGGTAACAGAATTTATGGTGAGTATTATTATGAATCCTAAAAAAACAGTAGACGAAAAACTCTCAAACGCTTTTGATATTGAATTTACAAAAGAATCTACCGAGATTATAAAGAAGGAAGATGAACTTCCTATGAAGCGAGCAGAGGATATAGAGAAAGACTATAACCTTGTAAGAAACAACATAAGAGATCTTATAGGAACAGGCGAAGAAGCAATAGATGGAATTATAAAAGTTGCTACGGAAGGTGATCATCCAAGAGCATATGAAGTTGCTGCACAGATGATTAAAACAGTAGCAGAGATGAATCATGATCTTATTGATCTTCATAAAAAGATGAAAGATATAAAGAAAGAAGAAACAACAATAAACCAAACAACACAGAACAGTTTATATG